TTCAACATGGGATGACAAACGTGACGTAATGGTTGAGCTGCGGCTTGGCTACGGTGAACAAGAGAAAGAAGCAGAAAAGCTACTGTCTCTTCACGCTTTATTCAGCCAAGACCCATCAGTGCAGCCCCTGTATGGCCTCGAAGGCCGCTACCAGATGCTCAAAGCTCTTCTGGAAAAGCAGGGTATCCTTAATGTTGAGGATTACCTAACTCCACCAGAACAATTGCCTCCACCTCAGCCTGACCCAATGGCAGAGATGCAGATGCAAATGCAACAGAAGCAGCTTGAACTGCAAGAACGTCAAATTGCTATTGCTGAACAACGTTTGGCACATGACAAGATGATGGATGCAGCCAAGCTAGAGACCGAGCAAGGCAAAGTCCAAGCTCAACACGCTCTTCAGTCTGACAATCAAGACTTAAGAGAGGCACAGTTCCAGCACAAAGTCAGAATTGACGAAGGTGAACTAGAAATCCTGAGAAGGACAGAAGACGTCCGTGGGATAGCTAGTCCGACTGGATAAAACATTACTCAAACTTACAAAGGAGAAGCGATGACTGTTGATAGAGACAGCATAACGGAAGAGGACACCCTCGACCAACAAGATAAAGAAAATCACTTAATCCGATTAGGAGATGAAGCAGAACTTCTATTACAGACTTCTGCTTTCAACTCCACGGTAAACCAACTGGTAGATATGTCTTACCAAACCTTCGTAAACAGCAAACCAGATGATTATGAAGTTCGTGACGCATCCTACCACCACTATAGAGCCTTAGTAGACATCGTCTCGACCCTACAACAGCGGGTCGCAATCAGAGACGAAATCATGATGAAAAACGAGGCTGATAACAACAATCAAGAGGAACAATAAGGACCATGAACAACGTCCAAACGATAGAAGATACCTCAACTAACAATAATGAACCGCTAGCTTTGTCTGTCGATGAAGCAGCGGATGCCATTCTGGCACGTTGGGAAAAGGACGCTGCAGCTGAAGAAGCTAGCAAGCCATCTACTCCAGACGAGACAGAGGCGGCTCTCGATATCGAACAAGAAGAGACTACAGATGTCGATGAGTTAGAAGACCTAGAAGAAGTCACTGATGAAGATGACGAAGAACAAACAGACCGTTCTAATGAGGAACCAGATGATGATGAAGATACTGAAGAAGATGAAAGCGAAGACGATGCGGATGATACAGAAGCTGAAGTCTTGGCTGATGACGCTAAAGTTGAAGTTGTCGTCAATGGTGAAACAAAGACCGTATCTGTCAAAGCTCTTAAGCGTCTTTATGGACAAGAAGCTAGTCTTACCCAAAAGTCTCAACGAGTTGCTGAACAGCGTAAAGAGCTGGATGATGCAATCGGCAAAAATCATATCGCTTTCCAAAAAATGCTGGAGAAAGCTAATGAGCGTTATAAGCCCTATTCTGAGGTGGATATGCTTGTTGCTTCAAAAGCTATGGAAACGGAAGACTTCGCAGCATTAAGAAAAGAAGCTGAAGAAGCTTATAATGAGCTGAAGTTTCTGCAAGAAGAAGCAGATGCTTTCTACTCAGATGTTAAGAACCAACAACAAGCCAATCTGCAAAAAGCAGCTAAAGAGTGCGTTAAGGTTCTTCAAGAAGAAGTGCCTGACTGGAGTAACAAACTATACAACGACATTAGAACCTATGCTGTAGAGCAGGGGTTACCAGAAGAAGACGTTAATAATTACGTTGACCCTAAGGTAATCATGCTCATCAACAAAGCACGGCTCTATGACGCTGGTAAGAAAATAGCTACTACCAAAAAGAAGTCAGCCACCACTAAGAAAACCCTTCGCTCAACAAAAGCTCCTGAGCCTGAGAAACAACGTAAACAGGCCAAGCTAAACGAAGCGAAGCTAAGACTTAAGTCTAGTGGAAATGATTTAGACGACATTGCTGAAGCTCTTCTAAGTCGCTGGGAAGCTTAATAACCCAACGAAACAGAAGGAATAAAACCTATGGCAACATACACTTCGTATGACCAAGTGGGTATTAAGGAAGATGTAAGTGATATCATTACTGATATCTCCCCAACCGATACCCCCATGGTCTCAATGATTAAGACACAAAAGGTTGCAAACCGTGTCTACCAATACCAAACCGATGCTCTTGAAGCAGCCGCTTCAAATGCTCAAGTTGAAGGAGCCGACCCAACAATTGGTTCATTGACTCCAACAACCATGATTTCGGGTAACACCCAAATCTTGACTAAAGCATTTCAAGTCAGTGCCACAAGCGATGCAGTGGCAACATACGGCAGAGCCAAAGAAACAGCTTATGCTCTAGGTCGTGCTTTGAAAGCTATCAAGCGTGACCTTGAATTTGCATATGTTGGGGCATCAAATGCAGCTGTAACAGGTAACGCATCTGGCCCAGTAGCTCGTGAAATGGCTTCTGCAGACCAGTTGATTGATGCTTCAACAACAAAAGATGCTGGTGCAAACGCTACTGATGCTCTTACAGAAGCCAAGCTTCTTGAGCTAGGCCAAGCTGTCTTTGAAGCTGGTGGTGACCCATCAGTATTCATGATTAAGCCAGCTGACGCACAGATTGTAGCTGGTTTCACAGGTGCTTCTGGTCGCTATCGTAACTTTAACGATGGACAGAAGACCCTAACTAACGTGATTGACCTTTATGTATCTCCATATGGCGAATACAAGGTCGTCCTTAACCGTCACCAAATGACAACTCACGCCTTCCTGCTAGACCCAACAATGTGGCGTTCAGCAGTGCTTCGTCCGTTCTCACGGACACTGTTAGCTAAGACTGGCGATAGTGAGAAGCATTTCGTAGTTGGCGAATACGGACTCATGCACATGAACCCGAAAGCTTCTGGTCAGATTAACGGCCTTAGCTAGGTTCTAACCTAATAAGCGTGAGGCAGGGGAACAAAGTAGGTTTTTGCTCTCCTTACCTACTCCTTTGCCTCACTGCTTTTCCATACGAATTAAGGAGACCACAGTGACCCAAAACAAAGATATCAAACTAGATAGCGTAATTAACGAATTCGAATACAACGCAGACGGTCTAGTTCTTAAGAAGTCTCAGGACATCCCCCAATCCTTATTAGACAGCATAAAAGAGCAACGAAACTCATCTAAAGAACAAAAAGAAGGTGAGTTTATGAAAGTAGCCTCAATCCCAGCAGTTATTGCTGAAAAGTGGATGAGAGAAGGCTTCAATATTCTAGACCCTAATGTGAACGGTAAAGAAATACTCAAACGGCTTCGAGCTGAAAACTTGGATGCCTTTATCGCAACGGAGAAGAGCATCTAATGAATTATGGCGACCTTAAAACACACTTTAAAAACTTGCTTAATCGAAGTGATGTGACTGATGCACTAGCTGCCACTTTTATTGACCAAGGCATTGGTCGTATTCAAAGGCAACTTCGGTCACCCATGAGCGAAAGAACGCTTGAATATAACATCACAAGTCAAACCTCTACGTTAACACTACCAGCAGACTTTCTTGAACTAATCAGCCTCTATCACTCAAACACTGAGCTTACTCGCATAACGATGAATAGGTATCGTGAGCTTACTGATTATATCTATGCAGGAAAACCTCAGTATTTCTCCAGACAAGGTGAAAAGGTATTTTTGTATCCTGAGCCAAGTGATGGAACTTTAGTCATGTATTACCATGCTGAGTTCACAAAAATGACTTCTGACTCAGACGAAAATATCATTGCAAAAGTAGCTCCTGATTTAGTCATTTATTCAGCATTAACCTATGCAAGTGACTGGTTCTTAGATGAACGAGCTGAGCTGTTCGAGAACAAGTTCAATCAATTTATGCTTGAGGTCCAAGAGCAAGCTAATGACCAAGAGTTAAACGGCAGTCTGCAAGTCATCAATCCTACATATAGATACGAGTAAAATTATGGGAAATACCAGTTTTTTCACTTCATCAGGTACTACCGCATCTGTTGAAAACTCAATAGATACAAAAGTAGCGGCAGCTGAGGCAGCCAAAGTAGCTGCACAAGCAGCCCAAGCTGCAAGTGAAACTGCTCAGACAGCTAGTGAAACTGCAGAAACAGGTAGTCAAACAGCTCAAACTGCGAGTGAGACTGCTAGAGATGCAAGTCAAACAGCTCAAGCTGCAAGTGAAGCTGCTAGAGACACTACTCTTGGTTATCGAAACACAACCGAGACTTATAAAGATGCCGCAGCATCATCTGCATCAGCAGCATCCGCATCTGAAACTGCTAGTCAGACGGCTCAAGCTGCTGCAGAAGCAGCAGAAGCAAATGCTGCAACATCTGAAGCTAATGCGGCATCTTCGGCATCTTCAGCTTCATCATCTCAAGCTGCAG